ACACACAAAAAACTTACCGTTAGCAGGATTAGTTCCCCATACTAACGACATGCCGTCCATCTTCATAGAGATGAACCCTTTATCATAAAGTGCATCAATAACAGACAGATTACCAGTTAGTACGCAGTCCTCGGGATGTTCAATATGTGTGCTCGTCATAATAAAAGTGTGGTCGTTATACTATAGGGGACCTTTCAAGGTGAGGTATTCTGTTATGGTAGAACTACCCATACCTTTTCATCAATTCTTTGTGTAATACTTCTATCAACATACACTTTAGCTTTTTTCAAGGTAATACCCTGATCAGACTTAATATATTGATAAGCTTCATCGATTGTAGCAAACAACCGCATCATTCTCTGTGTCATTTGAGTGCCTTAGCTGCAGCATGTGCCTTAGCTGTCATCTGAATGGCTTCTTTCTTGTTGGGCTTACGACCATGTTTCTTTTCAAATTCTGCTCTCATTTGTTGTTTAGCAGTCTTCCTATCTGCACCGGTCTTCTTGTTTCTTGTGGAGTCACGCTCTTTACGTGTCATTCCACCACCATCAGCATGTTGATATGTTTTACGCTCTTTCTTTGGTCCTTCACTTTTAGGAGTTTCTTTCTTAGTCTTCAACAACTGTGTTGCTTTCTTTTCAGCGTCCTTAGAAGATGTGTTAGTCTTTTTAACATCACCACCAGTCTTTCTTGCAGAAATACGTGCTCTTGCTGCTGCCTTTCTTTCTGCCTTTACCTTATCCGCATAAGATTGTTTGACTTCTGCAGAACCACGTTCTTTCTCAGGTTGTTGTTCTCTTTCAGAACGTGCCTTAGTTGTACCTACGTCTTTACGAGTTTTATATTCACCAACAGGAGCCATCTTGCCACCACCAACTGCTTTCATGCGTGGTTTCTGTCCTGGTTTTCTTCTATCTTCTGTGCTTCTCTTAGGTTCTTTACGTCCATCAGCACCAGTCTGTTTAATTTGAGATCTACCTTGGATCTCAGGATCGTATTGTGCTTCAGAAAGGAATTGACTTAGTGTTTTCATTCTTCTACCACTGTTGCGTTCTTAAATCCACCAGACTTATGATCATTGTTTGCAATTTTCTGGTCTAAACCATCTCTAGTAGCATAAGTGACCTTTTCTGATACTTGATCAGACCATCTACTACCACCAGCATAATATAGAGTGATTGAATTATCAAGTAATGATTTTTTAGTACAGTAGAATGCCATAAAATGGGGGATGACAATATATTTTATTTATCATCCCCAAGTATTATCAGGAGAAGAAACAATCAGGAACTGACAAGTCTTCAACATAAGCATCTACGTGTTCATTACCCTGGATGTCGAGTAGTTTCTCAAAATCTAGATTGTGAGGGTTAAAATCTTCCATGACTTCAAGGTCAAGGGTAATCCTATACTTCGTCTTTTGTGGAAGGTAAGTGGCAGACATGGTGGATTGCTCCTGATTGACAACCATATAATAGTATATTTAGTGTAGCCTGTCAAGATTTAGGTGCCAGTTTTCTTTCTGGCCCCAATTCGTTACATATTATTTCAATACTTTATGTGCAGTACCATCTCCATCATATTTGTCAGTATTATAATATCCTCCCCTGGTTCCAAAATATAAAGTAATTAAAACAAAGGGAATACTTACCCACACCAGCGCATCTGCAAGTATCATCTAATATATCCCTTTTCTTCTAACCATTCTCTAGTCTTTGGCGTAGGTTCATATCCACCATTATCAGGATCCCACATTGTACCATAAGCACAAGCTTTAAGTGCTTTCATTGTCATTCCTTCAGTCAATCCAGCCCACTTGGCTTCACTTTCCCATGGTACTGCAGAGGGAGGATATGTTGCTTCAACCATATCTCTCCACACAGGAGGAACACTCTCTTCTGGTAATATAATAGCAATCATGCTGTTATCAATGGTCCCAGCCATACAATCTTGTGCTGCATGCCATCCTTCATGTCTCATCACTGACATCAATGTGGATGGACGATGCATGAATGCTTTGTTTAGATAAAAATTATTACTAACTGTATGATATACACCACGATGACCAACAGGGAAATATTTTTGGTCAGCCAGATATACCTTCACACCCATTTGATTGAGAAGAACTAACATATTATGAAACTCTGTGGTCACATTAGTAAATTCTTCCCAGTTATCATATTCTTTGGAAATATCCAACATGGAAAACACCTCTTTAACATCATCGGTGCATTCCTGAAGCATCATACACCCCATGGAATCATTGGAGAAATATTCTACCTGAGGTTCAGCCATTGCTGGAGGGACGATCATCAGAGATAGTCCTAACAAAAGTGTTCGCATTTTCATTGTTTGTCTCTCTAGATTTAATGTATTGCAATTGATCCCAATCCCAATGGTAGCACAAAAGAAGACAATGATATTTACAATGTATAATATCTTTTACCACACTACAATAAGGTTTTGGTTTAGTTCCTACTTCAATGGTAATATAATCATCACATTTGAAATAGACCCATCCCCTATCAAGTTCGCTCTTACCTTTCCAGATAACATAATCATTGACCTGAGGCTCAAACGTTTTCATCTCTAATGGAGGGGATACCAATGAGGGACATGGTTTCTTGTTGCTTGAAGTAGAGCTTGACATAACAACGCAATGCCTCTTTGAGAGTTACAATGTCTGAACATTCATCAATTTCACGGGATAAAGCCTCATAAGCAAAAGCTTTAGAAGGTGTATCTATTGTAATTGATGATGGATCGAGTGAGTTCATATGAATGCTGCCATTAGTGGGTTTAACTGTATTACCATAGCAGAATAGGGGGAAGTCAATGTAATATTTACAGCCTTCCCTACTTTTTTATGATTGATTGGAGAGTGATATTTCTTTGTCTTCTTGTTCCAAAAACCCCATACCGCACTGGGATATCCTTCACAATAATTGAAATATTTTTTATTTCTAATCCAAATCCTTACAAATTTAGAGTTGAAATCGTCAGTCCAATACTCATAACCGATTGGAGCTTGGTACGGAAGTTCCATGTGTTTCATAACTATACAGCAGTTCGAGCATACGCTCTCTCCATTCCATCAATTCATCATAACAACCCTGATTGTATGCACAACCACGGAGACGGTGATCCGGTTTCATTACACTCTCAATCATAAGACCAAGAGCAGCCTTTTGTGCATCAGTCATTCATCAAACACCTTACATTGTGGAGCTCCAGGGTGAGTGTCACAAAATTCATCAAGGAGTTTGTCCTTGTGACGTTCGTGCCAATCTGAGATTTTACCATCGTGTTGTGCATCCCACTCATCTTCTTCATGATGTTCATTAGCATGGAAATCGACTTCGTACTTCCTGTACTTATCGTTGGGATCATTTTGCTTTGTCATGTTAGGAAACTCTCCAAAACTGCGGAAGGATTGTCATCATTCAGTGCATATTTAGGTGCATTGTCGATGTTCTCACGTAGTCTACCGTAAAATTCTGGGTAGTCATCACTATGTGTTGTAATGAGGTCAAAACATTCTTCTTTGTCCTCAGCTCTTACCACCCATAATCCCCCATATTCTGATTGTGGAAAAGGGACGTAGTGATTTACAACAAAAAGGTACTTCATCTGCTCCTAGAATTTACAGTAATAGTATAAGTAATTTATCTCTATTTGTCAAGTATTACTCCACAGTTAATTAACTGTCTCTCAAGTTCATACTTGATACTATTGAGACGAGTTGACATATAGACAGGATAATCAAAAGTCTCAACCAGTTTCTCAAGATTTTTTACTTGCTGAAGTGCGATAACTAGATTTTGACTCTTCTTGCTCATTTAGTCTCCTTACCAGATAATCTGCATAGGCCTCCATCCTATCAGGATGAATGGCAGTGATACTAGCTTCTTCTACAGCAATATTGATTGAATCAATTTCTTGTTTTGATAGATTTTGACCCTTTTTCATCGTCATAAAGAAGCACCTTAATAATCTTTGTAGTATTTACAAATTTCAGAATATTGCAACCCAGTAATTACATCTTTTTTTACATTTTGATTTAACGGAGTTACTACCTCCTTCCATGCAGTGGCGAACTTCTCATCAAAATTCTTCTGAAATGTAGGAACAAATGCAATTAATGCATGTGCAGCGTCATTGATAGAGTTAATGTCACCATCATTAACAGCACGTTGAATTTGATTAGTGAGAAATTCGATTGTCGTGATTTGGTTAAATGCTTCCTCCAAATCGTTCATTGCTGTCCAAGTAGTCTCATAATTACTCATTTGATTACCAACCAGTTTTCATCATTTGATTTGTCCATCCAGAAACTATACTTATCTGTAATGGATGTGAGGAACATTTTTTCCTCTGTTTCTTGTTCTACCTTACATGAATGAAGCTCATGCATCAGGTTGTAAAAACGGTTCTTAGCCTTGTTAGTTTTAGGCTGAACACATACGAACTTGGTCTTCATGGTTAATAATTACTTAAAAGTTACCCTTCTTCCAGGACAAGCCTAGTCTAAAGGGTTTTCTTGAACCTGTCAAGGTTCTGTTGCTCACTCATACGAGCACACATCTCACACCGGGGGATGTTGTTCAAATGTTGAAACATGTGATACATTTCATGTAATACCGTTTTGGTGTGTTCAGCACCCTCAAGTTTCTCATCTATTTGAATTAGAAACTCATGGTCACTTTCCCTAAGGCACCAACCATCAACACCCTCGTCAGATAGGTCCATATAAACCACTGTGAGGTCGATTGAGTGGTTGGAGAGATATTCCCCCATAAACCATTCTATCACCTCTTCAGGGTAGTCTAGGGGTTGTCTGATAACCTCAATAGAATGCATGGATTACAGCCTCCGAGACACGAACACCCCATTGCATTACAAGAATGAATGAGGTGATAAAGATTAGTTTGTGAGTGGCAGTCATCTCCTGTGTGTGTCTCCAGACACTATAAACCCCCACAGTCTCCTGCAGGGGGAATGATGGTCAGTTTGTCAAGTGTCCGTTTAGGATGGTTCAGTTGGCCAAACCACATCAAACATATTTGTATAGTTTGCAGGAACATCTCTTAATGCTTGACGATATGTTTGCCATGCAGTTCTTGTTGCCTCAGGAACATCAGGAAGTTGTGTCCAGTCTGTTTTAGCAATTCTACGGTCTCTTTCACCTCTTAACCAAATCATATCATCTTCTGCAGTAGGAACTGGTCCTAATTCTTCTACAGGTTTTGCTGCATTGGCATTCATTCTTGCGATATCTTCCGCAATAATCTGTTCTAACCTTTCTGATGAAATCATTTTTTATCTCCTATTACCATTGTGCTGATGTGCTTGAAGACCTTTTAGTATCTATAATTTCTAAATCATGTTGCATATATGATGCATAATCTGAACCAGCTCCGTAATGTTCAACCATTAATCCCACGTAGCCAGTGTCCCAATTACATACAATTACAAGATATCCAGGATCAGCATTTGTATTGTATATACTATGAATGGTAGTTTTATTTCCCTGGTCGCTAATTACTGGTCCGTAAGGAGAATATCTATTATTACTGTTGTTATATCTATACATTCCAACATATGATTCAGCGTATGAACTATATGAATAATAACCTGAAACTCGGAACATCGTCATAGAACTATCATTCCATATTGTTCTCAATCTAATATGTAAATACTGCCCCGTGCTACCATCACTGGAGGCTGGTCCTACAACTCCTAGATTTCTGTAGAATGAACCATCTGGGAACCCGATATTAAATGGAGGGTGACCAATAGCTTGTCTGAGATCAAGTCGTGCTCTGATTGCCCCGGTGTTGTTGATAGTAACATTACCATTACCATCTATACGAAGTCTTTCTGTTACAGAATCACCAGTAGCTCTGGTTCCTACTACAAATCTAGAATCATCAGGCGCAGTATCTCTATGGAATCCTAAGTAACCTACATCTACAGGAGTACTATTTCTTGCTCTAACATGGAGGAAATAATTTCCATCCTCACCTGCTGTATCAGTTCTGTTTGAAATAAATTGATTATCACCACCTGCAGCCGAATATTCAATTTGACCAGTAGTAGTTATACGAAGTCTTTCTGATGGTTCAGTATCCGTAACTACGCTTCTAGTCGCAAATAACAAATCACCTCTTTCATTAGAAGACGAATTCGTGGTTTTGTATGCAATATAAGCCGGAACATGTGTGGCTGAACTACCTCTAAATCCAAATCCTATAGGATACAGACCATTTGCTTCGGATTCTGTTCCACCAATCTGCAAATAACAAGCAGTTGCAGCAAAACCAGTTTGAATAGGATCTGGACCAACAATATTTACTTTTGCTACTCCAAATACAGTGCCATTTTGATTACCATCTCTTGTACCAAGATGAATACGACCATTAGATTGTATAAACATTCTTGCAGTAGATGAGTCACCATCAACTGCTCCTGTGTAGAATTCCATTTGACCATTGGAACCCCTTATTTCAAGATCGTTTCCTGCTAATTTAATTAAACCTTTATAATCTGTTCCACCAGAAACACATTCAAGTTGTATAGCTGGAGTTGCATTAGTTCGTTTAATGTGTAATAATTCCTCAGGAGAAGCAGTTCCAATACTTACTGAACTACCTGCACCAAGGACATGAATACCTGCCTGAGCAGTGATAATGCCAACTGAATTAATATTATGTGATTGAATATTACCACTTCCAAGGTCAATACCTGTCGTATGGATAGTGGTAGCTGCACCTACCTGAAGCCCTTGTGAAAAATTAGGAGCACCGGTTCCAGCACTATTTAATATCTGATCGGCTCTTATTCTTGACATCAGAATACTTTTTAGTTATTTATTAATATACACTAAACATTCATTTTATAACCCATAAAAAAGCATCTATTTTGTTCTGTATTTTGTGGTGACCCGTCGCTGCCGGATGACCAATAGATGTAACCAGCAACAACATCATCTGGTTCTAGATATACAATAGTACTTACATTTGCATCAACAATATAATTACTAATAGTGTTAATATCTCTTGAATATTGACTTATTACGGTTCCAACACTGGTTGTACCACCATTTTTAGCAATAACAACCTGCATATAACCATTTGAAATATCATCGATACCGGCACCCATTGAAAGGTACCAATATCCTCCTCCATCTGCTCCAATAGTAAGAGTACCAACACTTTCATTCCATTCAGCTACAGCAGAAGGTGATATGTTAATTGGTCTAGACCCAAGATTTTTGATACGTGTGTATGTAGCTGAATTTATGGCGTGATGAGTATCCTGAGCTCCATAAAATACAAATGGATAGATGCTTTTCCATGCCGCTGGGTTAGTATCTCCTTGACTCATTAACACCTTACCTGCTCTTCCATAGTAAGCAGTGTTTCCAAGTCCTATTTGCCCATTAGTTCCAATACGAAGTTTTTCCTCAGTAATTCCAGCTAATGTGGTTTTAAAGATTAAACTATTGGATCCAGATCCAGTGCTATCTGCAACTACAGTGGCACCGTTTGTAGTTTGTCCTAGATCAAGATGGTCAACTGATGCTCCCGAGAAAAAGCCCGGTCCAGATATTTGTAATATTCCATCATTTTGTGCAGAACTTTCAATTGCCGCTAGTGCTTCGACACCGCTGGCAGTTCCATATGCATGAAATAATTTTTGGGGAGCTGTAGTTCCAATACCAACATTACCATCAGAAGTTATACGAACTTTTTCCGAACCGTCAACTCTAAACCTAATAGAAGAATTATTTCCCTCATTATCTTCATCAGTACCGATTTCTAAATTATCAGAATTATTAACTCCAATATAATTATTTCTTTTTACTGAACCGCTGCTTAGAGTTATTAGTTTTTGTGTACTAGTAGATCCATTAATGGAAAGGATTGTGTCAGGATTAACAGTTCCAATACCAATTTTATCTGACTTCTCCACCATTGAAGAATATGTTATGGTACCAGCCGTATCACTATTTTTAAAGAACTGATTAGCACTACCATTACTAGCAGGAAGAGTAATGGCATTATCACCAGCTACCGCTGGTGGATTTATATCAATAGCGCCTGAAGTGGTACCTCTTAAACTCAATCCCATGGATTTATACTTTTTAATTATTTATTCGGCTATTTCTTGTATTACAACACTACCTTTTTTATTATAACTAGGATAATCAATCATGTATACTGTCTCAGTGGTGGTCCACACTCGACACTCAAAATATAATCTAATAGATCCTGTTTTTGCAAGTATTGTTGATGCCTGAGATGAATTCATTCTTGTATTCCAAGTACCACTTAATATACCAGATTCATTTCCACCGTAACCACCTGCACCCCAGGCATTAGCTGGTCCATTCGTTAGACCACTTAGCACATAATAATTACTTCCATCATTTGTACTTAAAAGACATCTTATACCAAAACCAGCAAGGCCGGAGCCAGCAGCAAGATAATAAGGAAAGGATATACTTATATTCAGATGACTATTACTACTTACTTTATTAAATGTAAGTACGTCATCAGCAGCTTTACCTATATTATGTCCTACCTGACCTGTTCCGTTAATATTAACGGTTACCCATGATTGTGAATTGGTTTGTGTTCTTGCATTACTTCCATATCCTGTGTCATAAAAACCACTTCTCATTACCATTCCCGAAGGAGCAGTAATCAACTGGTTAGTGCTATTGATACCAACAGCTAATGCTGATGTATCAAGATTATAAAGATAAAATCCATTTGCAGTACCAGCTATTCCGCCATTTGCAGGAGCTCTTCCTATTTGCCACGCTGATTGACCAGCTGCATTACCACCAAAATTTATATATTGGTATTGGTCATCCTTATTACCAATACCCAAGTATATAGAACCACCACCACTAGAGTTTGTTATTTGTAAATTATCTGACGGAGTATCAGTTCCGATACCAACCAGACCAGCAGAAGTTATACGCATCCGCTCGAGTATACTAGTTCCGTTGTATACCGAGAAAGCTAGAGCTGTTGAAGCATTATTGGTGTTTGTGTTTATTGCTTGAAGGCGAGCCTGAGGAGCTGCTGCAGTTGATCCTGACCAGTTACCAAACCATAAATTTGCACTTGAATCGGTGGCTCCGTTTTTGTTGTGAATGAATAGACCAGTTGCTCCAGTAGAACTACCTGAACAATTAATATTTTCGCTTCCAGATGATGTAGTTTCACCAACCAACAACCTACCCGAGCTATCGATACGAACTCTTTCTGTTCCTGATGTAGCAAATGTTAGTGTGCCATTACTTGATTGCTGTGCGTCAAGAATTACACCCGCATCGTTATCTGTTTTCTGGAATGTTGATATTTTTAAACCAGAACTCGAAACACCAAATGTTGCTTGTTGTCCGTTAGTAGTTCCGGTGCTATGAAATGTGGTTTGTGGTGTGGTTTGATTTAGACCAACCAGACCAGCAGAAGTTATACGAACTCTTTCTGTACTGTTAGTATCAAAAATCAGAGTATTTGTAGCAGGAGACTTAATACTAGTACCAGTGCCAATAGCCAAGCCATTGGTAAATCCTGGAGCACCAGTACCTACTCTATTAGTATATTTGTCAGCTCTTATTCTTGACATCTGATGTTTTTAGTTATTTATTTAAGAGTCAGTGAGGTAAGATATAGTACCTTGAATATCAGCAGCATCATCAACCTTATCAGTGACTGCTAGTGTCTGATCAGGTAGATTGTCAATCGTCATCACAATGGTAAATTTAGATTGATCATCTGCAATTCTCAATGACAAATTACTAGTACCTGTCGCAAGATTAAAGTTATCAAGAACCACATTACCCGACACTTGAATTAAGTTAGAGATATAGGGTAACCCACTAATCTCTGCATTACCTGTACCAGCTGATCCTGTGTTAATATTCTCAAGTCTAAAGTGAGCATGAATCATATTACCAATTTTAGTATAACCCCCGACCTGTGATCCATAAGTATATGTTCCTGCCGATGTGGCACCTGCAAATACCGGAGTCCATGTACCTTCTTCATAGTCATCTAAAAGACTGGATGATGCACCACTTCCCTCGGTAGCAGAGAAGTCAATACCCTGATTATTTGGAAATGCTAAATTTCCAGATGCATTAAATCTTGCAGATTCTCCTCCAGAAGTTTTTGATCCAAAGATAATCGGAACTCCAGCAGAACCATTATTATTTGCTATCGTATAAGTCGTTCCATTAAATGTATGATCATATGCAAGAACACCAGCAGTTGATATTCTGAATGTAGTTACACCTACATCATGAACTGTGAGATTTCCTACGGGATTATCCGTTCCAATTCCAAGGTGACCATCAGAAGTTATACGAACTCTCTCAGCTCTACTACCACTTCCTCTGGTTCCAAATGTGAGTTGAGTTTCACCATCACTCGACTCTTGTGCCGTGATTGCAGCATCACCATTATTACCAATCTTAAATTGAAGACCTACCGACTTATCATTTGTATAATTTTGGAGTTTTACTGCATGATAATTTTGGTCAAAGTCAGTTGAATTATATGCAGTACTATTAGCCTGAGCTATATGAAGTGCCCTGTCTGGAGATGAGGAACCAATACCTGCTGAGGATCCCGTAGAGACAACAATACCTTTAGAAAAGGTAGGAGCTCCGGTTCCGTTCTTATCAGTATATTCCTCAGCTCTTACCTTAGACATCTCAATACATTTTTAATTATTTATGAACTAGTAAAATATGTAATGTTAAAGATATAGAAACCGTTAGTAGTTGATTGAACTCCCAAATCGCTGTTGTTATCTCTAATTTCATTAAAGTAAAGGGTGAAGGTCCCATTATCAGTAACACAAATAAGTCCCTTACTAGTGCCTGTTATACCAGCGTTGTAAAGCCTCACACTTCCTACAGCTATACTATCATTTGTATTTGTGTTCCAACCCATACTACCAAAAGGAAGATTATTAATAAAAAGGTTTGAATTACTATTGTTATTGAGTACCCTAATTTGACCTGTTACTGTAACCTTGCGCCCAATTTTAGTATATGTAGCCGTGTTACAATTGCTATGCAAAGTAACACCATTACCACAGGTTACAGTCCAGCTACCTTCTTCATAGTCATCAAGCTGATTGGCTACAGCAGTTTCACCCTTAAATGTAATTGCATTTTGATGAATAGTTAATCCGTCACCTCTTACTGCAAAAGCTAATTGTTTTGCTCCACTACCACCTCTATTATCATAAACAGCAAAAGTATTTCTAGTTGTGTTAGATCCATGCTGTTGGTATACTTCAAACCCGTTATTATTATCAGAACATTGTGATATGAATTGATGTCCACTAACAGCGTTGTTTATTTCTGCCTTTAATACTGAAGATGTTCCACACTGAACTATACCTGTTGATGTGATGCGAACTCTTTCTGTACCAGCAGTCGCAAAACGTAAGGCATCCGCACTATGAATGTAACTCACCTGGCCAGCATATTGTCCTGCACCACTTGTGGCATCACTAAAATAAATAACACCCTCACCTGAATTTTCAGACCTAATTGTTAATCCACAATCACCACTGTCTGAAAGAGTTAAATTATCTCCATTAGCATGACCCGCAGTAACAGTTCCGATGCAAACTTTACCACCATTATAAATTGTTAATCTTGGGGTGTGATTACCAGAACTATCAAACTCATCAATTCTGAATGTTGATTGCTCCCAATTATTTTGAAGGAACCAAAAACCCCATTGTTTAGTGGAACTCCCTTTAAAGTCCTGAACATATTCACCAGCACTACTTGCCTTGATTGATAGTCTTGCTGTGGGAGCACCAGGATCGGTGCCGATACCAATCTTACCATCAGAAGCTATACGTAGTCTTTCACTACCATTTGTTAGTGCAGTAATTGTATTTGTTGACCCACTAATTGTTGCACCAGTTGATACTTGAACTCCACCTGGTGCAGTGGTTAAACCTGTAAAGACCACACCATTAGGAAAGTTAGGAGCTCCAGTTCCTGCTTTGTCTGTTATATTATCTACTCTTAATTTTCCCGCACCACCAGTTAGTGTTCCTGGCTCATCAACACCTGTTCCAATACCCAGAATATCTGGAATAAATGTATCACCATCACCAACAATTAAATCTGCATCATTCTGAAGGACAATATTCGCATATTGTGTGAATGCTGCTGATGCTGATGATGGTGGATTGACTGTTATTGTTGATGCAACAGATAAGTTTGCATTCGTGAAGTAAATGGAATTAAGAGGACTCGTAGTATCATCACTTAAAGCAGTTCCTAATCCTGGACTGGATACACCAGTTAGATTTGAACCATCACCATAAAATTCTGTAGCACTTACAATACCAACAACATCTAATTTAGCATCAGGAGATGATGAATTGATACCAACATTCAGAGATGAATCAACACTTATGGCTTGGTTATTTGCAAATCTTGATAAGTCTCTTGCCCTTGACATCAGAACTCTTTTTAGTTATTTATTATCTAACCAGATATCGATCCAAGATGATACTATTATCATTAGGATCAACACCGAAATTCGATTTCATAAGAATCCATCTTGAACCCACTGGTTGACCTCTTTTAACTACTAATTTTCCAACTAAACCAATTGCATCCCATTCTTTTCTATCCATTCTAGCTATATAAGTTTTAGTTGGATCGTAGTTTTCATCTATTTCTTTACCATAATCAGTGTATCTTATATTATTTTCAATAGCAAAATCAGGTATAAGTCCTGCTGCTTTCATTTTATCAATATCCTCTACTTTACATCTACTACACTTATTTAAAGTTTTGAGATTAGTTGGATCTGGTTGTGGTGATAAAGTTTTTACACCATCCTCCATATGATATTCTTTGCACCATACTAAAAATTCTTGTGATTTTCTTGCTGGAGCATCAAAAGCATCTTTTTTGTATCTGCCATGCCAACCCAACGATGCAGAATCGCCTACGATAACAGGATTTACTGATACAACACCAATTATATTATCTTTGTTATCACTATCTGTTGCTAATTTAATTTTATCACCATCTAAAACTACAGTCATACCTCTTCTCTCTTCATTAGATGTGTTACCATCGGCCCATTCAAACATCTCAGCATAGTCAGCGTTAGTATTAGACCAAGTACCATCAGTACGTGTATCCCCATTTGCTCTAATTAAAGTATTAGCTTCACCGTTTACTTCAGAATAGAAAACATTTGAACTATCAGCTACGTTTCTAGCAATAATATATGTTTCATCACTAGAATCATTAGCGTAAGCATTGAAACCCCTTTCTCCTGTGACATAAACACTATTAGGTGTTCCTTCATCAGATTCAACTCGACCAGCAAAAACACTGGAGGCAAACTGAGCCATACCATTTGCTTTAATACCAAACTTTTGGTGTTGGTCGTAGTCAACTGTAGTGGTATCAGACCCTGAATTTACATAATATATTGCATTTCTATCACCATCATCACCACTATCCCATGCTCTCATAAAGATACGAGATCTGTAATTAGATGAGTCATCAGTACGAGCTGAATATGCATCAAACAAGTGGCCACCGTGTCTATAATAATTTACGGGTGATGCTGCACTAGATCGTGTTCTACCTGCATAGACCGATGAATAATTAAAACTATTTCCTGCGTAGGTCCAATGATTTAATGGATAATTATCTTTGTGTACATATGCAACTGTATGTAGATCAGTATCTCCGTCAGATCTTGCATATACCTGAAACTTATTATCATGTTCCGAATTATTTCTTACTCTAAGCCCGCAGTTCTGATTAGAAACGCCTATTTCAAGACGTGAATTTGGGAGATTAGATGAAATACCAACTTTATTATCAGCTTGAATTAATATTGCAGGATTACCTGTATCATCATTGGTGTAGAACTCCATTCTATCACCAGCAGCACCATTTAAGAGATTGGCAGCATTGGCGTACATTATTCGACCTCGATTACTCGAACCTCCAGGCACACCAAAATCAATCCGACCCGAACCACCTGTTATTCGTAAAGAAGCAGCTGCTGTTGAACCTGTAGTCTCAACTCTTATTGCAGTAGAACTACTTGCTTTATAAACATGTAGTAACTCACTAGGTACGGTCGTACCGATACCAACATAACCATTGCCATTAATTCTTACTCTCGGTTGATCGGCCGTTCTGAATGATAATTCATAATCATTAGGACTTGTAATTGATGCACCAGTTCCTACTTCTACACCATCTGAATCTCTATTAGGAGTTTCAATTTTAAATCTCCTACCTCTTAATCTCTTATAGTTACCTGCTAAATCACGAATTTGAATATCACCAGTACTATCTCTTGTAAGTCTTGTTTGACCTAGTTTAATCTCATTAATATTAGGATCTAGAGTAATTGATCCTGTACCAATAGTGAGAATACCCGTAATACGAGCATCCCCATTCACTACAAGATCATCTGTAAAGGTTGTTGCAGATCCTACACGAACTTTATTAAAAGTTGAGATACCAGAATGAACCGCACCCCCGGCAGCGGTCATCTCAATACTTGGTGAAAGAGCGTCCAGATGTTGTAAGTTATTTGTCTTGAGGGTACTCATTTATTAGGTTCCTGATTTATTTGCAATGAGAAATGCCTTATAAGCATCCTTTACTGTTGTGGTCCATACAGCATTACAGATTACTTGTACATCTGTATCTTCAGCACTAATATCTGTATCTACAAAATTGTCGCTATCATCAATCGTTCCGGGTACCAAAGAATGACGATGGAATGAACGAGAAATTTCTACACCATCTCTCTCGATGATGGTTGCTTTACGTACTTGTACAGCTTTGTATGTACCAACGACTTCAATTTTGTCATTTTCAAATCTTTCAGTAAGTGCCATTAGGGAAGTCCTCCAGACTAAACAGGTTTAGGCTTAAATATTTATAGGGGTAGAATTTAGTTCAAAGTTACAGAGCTTGAGAAACTTGAATAGCCAGAGGTTATTTCTAAAGTCTGCACACGAGCTGGTAAGTGTGATGCGGCATTACTGCCTAAAAACCCATTAAGTCGCATAACTCCGCTTCCACCACCATCTTTCTTGAGACAAAGCCATGTCCCACCATCATAAGTAACGGTACCATATTTAACAGTTGATTTAGTAACCATATTAGTACCACCGGTACCATTGTCTCTTACATTCCAACCAATGGTATCATTGTTATACGTTGCAGATAATATACAATCAATTTTTGCTTGACCAGTCCAACTCATAACAATGATATCACCAGCAAAGTAAAATCCCTGTCCCTCGCCCAATTTATGTAAAAGAATTAACCCACTATTGTTATTTACAGAACCTTCTATTTTACCATTATAAATTCCACCCAAACTTGCGTTATCGTTGACAAAAAATTGAGTGAAGGGGTCTGTATGTCCTACACCAACCCTTCCAGTAGAAGTTATACGAAGTTTTTCATGTGCAACAATATCTAATTCACCACTATCTGCATCAGGGTCAATTGAAAATGTTAAATCACCACGCCCATAGTTTCCAGTATCAACATGAGAAATTGCTGATTTCTTTCTATTTCCACTATCGGTACTGAATGAAAGTGATACATTATCTCCTGTATTAGCAGCAACATTATTAAGAAATAATCCTTCTGCAACTGTTGAGTTATCAGAACTGAAATAAACACCAGCATAATCATGCGCAGCAGATTGAGAACTGTTTGTAGATATAACTACTTTACCATTTGATGTTATTCGAAGTCTTTCTGTAAATGTTCCATCATTATTTTCATTAGCAAGAAGGAAATTATTTGCACTATCTGATCCAACATATACATCATATGCACAATCATTTCCAGCAAATTGGAGTGCGTAGTTATTATTTGTACTTTTTATATTTGCAACTACACCAGTACCACGAACGTCTAATTTATGTGCTGGATTATTGGTTCCAACACCAACTGAACCACCAGTAACATGGATACCTGCCTGGGCAGTGATAATACCAACTGAATCAATATTAGTTACGTCTTCATAAGTAAGAGTTCCTGCGATAGAAAC